TGAGCAGTGTCTAAGTTAAAAGTATACGTACCAGAAGTCGCCATCTGTACTCCTATCCCACAACAATAGTTTTAACTAACCAAATAAATTGTGCAAATACCATGACACCAACTGTCCATAATATTTTATTTATTTTGTCAATGTCTTTTTGCAAATGCACTAAATGGTTTGTTTCTATTGTATGTATTTTTTGATTTAGTAATTTTAAATCACCTTTCATCTCAGTTATCTCCAATTTGTTTTGTAGTTCAATATCAGACATTAGTCATGTAGTATTGTCACACCAGACAAATTTTGCATAGTGGAAACTTTCATCCCACCCGGAAATAAAACACCATCTGTTGGTAAATTAAAAGCAAAAACATCACCGTTTGCTACATCACATTCGAATAATGTAGTGCTATCTGTATTATCTTGTAAGACTAAAAGACCGTCTCCGCCTCCACTGTTTGCTGCGATTAAACCTCTTAGCCTAGTTCGGCCAGCAAATACAGCACCAGTTGACGTTTTTCTTGTAGCTTTTACGTCTGTTGAAAAACCCATTATAAACTCCTATAAGTTAAGGGGGCATTGCTGCCCCCTTGATGTTATGCTAAATTATTGTTTTGAATATATTTAACAGTAATATAACCAGCACCTGAAGAACCTGTGCTAGAGATAGTCTGAATTGTTACATCAGAACTTCCTACATCTGCCCATGTATCTGCATCAGTGATTGTTCCAGTTGAACCTTGCTTAATTACATTTGCTGCAGTTCCTAAAGCTAATGCAGAAAATAGTTCGTTTGCACTTGCTGAAGTTCCTACAGATAAGTTAGCTGAAGCTGGAGCTGTAGTTATATACAGAGTTATTTCGGTGATTTGTGAATTTGCTGGAATAATAATTCCAGTGCTAGCTGCACTTGCTGATTGTGACCAAGCAGCAGTTTGTGCCATTTCAACAAAACCTGTATTTTGTGATCCGCCTTCACGGATTGTTCCCGCTTTAATCGGGCCTGAAAAAGTCGTTGTTCCCATTGTCTATCCTTTTGTTTGTAGTCTACTTTCGTAGTCTATGGGTTGGTAAGGGGGCAGTTTTTATGCTACCCCCTCTAGTGTTTAGGATGGGTTTGAACCCCATACGCCACGCCAGTCAGAGAACCCAAATGAGTATCTCTCTCTAGCTTTGTAACGTACATTACCTGTTTCGAAGTCACCTTCCATTGAAGTGTTGATTGGTGATCTATTGAACATTTTCATTCCGTGAGGAGAATCTGTTCTAATGAACCAACGTTTACTTCCAGTGAATCTGTGGTTAAGATGATAACCGCCCGGTAACATACCTTTCGATACGAGAGCGTTTACATCATTGTCCGCAGTTCCAACTCTGTATGGAGATGCCATCAATCTTTCAGCAACAAACACAAGTTGTCTTGGAATGTGCAAAGTTTTACCTTGAAGAGCCACCGGAATGTCTCTGTCATCAGTAAAGCCAGCGATACCAATTAACGCGTCTTCCAGAGAAGTTTCTGAAAGTTCTGCTTGTGTAGTGAACGTATTAGCTTGTGCTGAACCACTTTGTAGTGGGTGATCAGTAGCACATAATACTTTACCGTCTCCACCTAATTGTGAAGAAGAGAAAGCGTTATTGAATACGTTTGCTGCTTTTGTTTGTTTAGCTGAAGCCATTGATCTAGCTAATGCTTTTGTTAGTCTGGTAGACAATTTATCATACAGATTGTCTTCCATAGCTTCCTCAGTAATTGAGAATGCCATAGCGACAGTTTCGTGTTGATATCTTGATACCCAACCTTCTCCAGTATCAGCATAGTTAACAGCTTGACCTTCAAATTTTACAGAAGCTTCTCCGAAACCGGGGAATAATACTTCTTCTTCGAAGGCTCTATTTGATGATTCCTGATCGAATAGTACGGCATGCTCATTTTCGTATCTGTTATATTCAGTTCCAAAAATGGCGTGTAAACCCGGTACTAATTCTTTAAGGATTTGACCTCTTGATATAGCCATAGTTATTTACTCCTTAATTATATACCAGTAACGCCTGTAGCGCCGTTACGATGTTGGTGAGTGTTAATTCTTACAAGAACGTTCATAGTAGTTCCAGCACTTGTAAAACCTAAATCATCTTGCGCACTACCTAAAATTTGTAGTGGGAAAGTGTTTGTGGTTGCTTTAGTGCTAGAGTCTGCTACGAGACCGCTTTTGAAAGTTACTGTTGAGCCAGTTGGTGATGCAACGATTTGAACGTTTTTTCCTACATCAGCAGCAGCTATTGCGGTAGTGTCTTGATCCGATTGAATCTTAAAAAGAGTGTTAGGATCGTCATACACATAAGCTTTAAATTTAGCTTTAGCAACAGTGCTTGCAGCGATTGAACGTACAAATTTAACATCTCCACTTGAATTATCTGAGTATTCAGCACCCCAGAAAACACCTACAACTGCACCCGGTGACGCAGCACCCATGTCAGTTACAATGTTTCCAGCAGAGTAAGTTACTAAATCACCTTCAAAAAATGCTGAAGGTGCAGTAGCAGCTATTCTGTAGCCGTTTCCGTCAGAAAAATTATTGGCTCTGATAGTTCCGCCGTTAGATTGTCTAACTGGTTCTAATCCATATCCTGCCATAATAATCTCCTTATTGCAAGTTAGTTATTAAATTCTTCTCAGAGCCACCCAAAGGTTACTCCTCGAATTTTGGTTTTGAACCAGAACCTTGTGTTACCGAAGTTCTTGATTCATCTGATACCGGCATCGAAGGGTTTTGTTGTCGCATATATTCAGCACTATATGCTTGACCCATTCTTCTAGTTTGGTCGTCGTAGTACTGTTCTTTTTGATTCACAAATTCCTTTGTGTTTTTCATCAAGATCAGATCACCTGATCTAACAGTACCAGCGTGTTTGCCAGCTGACAACACATCGGCATGAAAGTCATCCCCAAGTTCATCGGGTGTGACCGGCACATAACCTTCGCGCAGTCTTTCGTGGACATTTGAATCATCTGGATTATTTAACAGTTCATGTCGAACCCAGATATATTCCATACCTTCTTCTTTTTTACCCTTAGGAATGTCCAGTCTTTTTAGTGGTTCCCAAGATTTAGTTCGAGTTGCCGAGTCCCGACTTTTACGGCTGCTTTTTGTTGCTTGTGTCATTTCTAACCTCCCGCCTTCTGGCGCACTTTTTGTCGCGCATATTCTTGTAAGGAAACACCTAGTCTGCCAGCCATCTCAACTTCTGATTTGGTTAGCTTTACTTGGTTTTTCCCGATAGCAGAGCGCGTTCCGCCCATAACTGGTGAAACTTTTTTAACTGCTGTATTCTGGAATCGTTCAGGGAACTCATCACGAATACGAGAATCAAGTTCGTTATAGTATTCATCTGGATTGTTGGCAGGCATAATACCTTCCTCAATTAATTCCTTGTGAATTACCATAGCTGCTTGTGTCATGATACGATCTTTAGTAGTACCTCCACCAAACCATTCATTTCGTTTTTGCCAATTTAAAGCTTTACGATCTGGAAGAGAACTCTGTGGAGTCTCTATTTTTGGTTCTTGTTTTGGTTCTTCTTTAACTGTCGTATCAGTTTCAGCCCTTGCCTTGTACTGCTGTGCGATTAAAGTTTCAGCTTTAACTGAAGCTAAAGCGTCTTGTGCTTTAATTTCCGCATCAATATCTCCTGCCTCTTTGGCTGTTTTGAGTGCAGATAAGGACTGTTTCTCTTGAGCATTTAATCTCTCAATGTAAGAGTTAATTGCTTGCAGTTCGGAATCTTTAGTTCGACTTTGAAGTTTCGTTCTTTCTGTTGTCCAAGATTTCTCTTGGTCTTCCAGATTTTTTAATCTAGCTTCTAAATCTTTCTTTTCTTTAACAAGCCTTTTGATTCTTTTCTCAGCACGCTTGCCAAATTGTTTTTTGTCTTTAGATTCCTCCGGATCTTCAGATATGTCTGTATCATCGTCATCATCTGTTGATTCCTCAACATCAATTTCTTCTTCTACAGTTTCTTCGGATTGGACTGGAGCCTCTTCTTGAACAGGCTCTTCAGGCATAGTTTCTTTTTTGCCTTCAGATTCTTCGGTTGGAAGATCAACAATTATATCTTCTTCTAATTGTTCTTCTTCTTTTTTAATTTCGTCTACCATTAGACCTCCTTCGGTTGCGATCCGCGTGTTACGCTTTGTTATATTCTACACTAATAATTAAATTAATGCAAGTCTATTTGTGTGTTATTTTAGAAGGATCTGGTATTACCGCCACTACTTCGTCATCATTGATCAGAGAATACTCTTCTCCGTCGTGTTTTACTTTTAATCCGACGTATTTTCCGGTTAAAACCCAGTCTCCTATACTACACCATTTAGAATCTTTATCGTTATAACAGTCTTTTCCCATGTCAATTACTTGAGATACAACGCAAGAAAACTTCGCCGCATCCTTAGAGTCGTCTGTTAGTATGATACCTCCTGCTGTTTTATTAGATACTTCTCTTGGTTTGAGTAATATCCTAAAGCCAGAAGGCTTTGGTAATGTCTTTATTGTCATAGATTATTCTCCTTGTATAGTTTTTTATGTTCATCTAGTACCCTAGATTTCATGTCTTGCAGTGTATGAGCAATGCCTAACATGTATTTATATGAAGCGAAATCATCTGCCCCCACACCAGATAGCTGATCTTTGTTGGCATCAATCGCTTCATCTAAAGCTTTTAATAAATTATTTTTTAAAGTACTTGCATCCATCTTGCCTCCTGTAGGTAAGGGGGCAGTTTAGTACCCCCGTACTTTATTTAATATTAATTGTTTTAGGTTTCTTTTCCTCTGGTACAATCTTTTCAATGTGAATTGATAGTAAACCATTCTCTAGTTTTGCATCCTTCACCACCATATCATCTGCTAAAGCAAACGATCTGATGAATGATCTTTGCGAAATACCTTTATGCAGAATATCTTTGTCTTCAGCTTTATCTTTTTTAATAGACTTAACTGTCATTGTATTGTCTGCATATTCAATATTAATATCATCTTTACCAAAACCAGCTATAGCCATTTCGACTACGTAGTTTAAGTTATCGATCTTTCTAATATTGTATGGTGGATAGTTTGGTGACTCAGTGTTAATATCCATGAGTCTATCTAGTATTGAATCGAACCCTACTGTAAATGGTTTGTACGGTTCCCAGTTTATAACGTTCATATAACCTCCGTTGAGCGTTGTTGTTATGATCCCATTATGGCGATCAACATTATTATAGCATATTATTTATTTTTGTTCAAGGAATTTATAAAAATAATTTGTGTCATCTCCCGCCGTCCATTTGCTTACAGATTCTACATTATATTCTTTTGTTGATACTTTGAAATCTGGTTGCTTTGGTTCTGATGGAGTCAGCGATTTGTCATAGAATAAGGTTCTATTATTAGGTTGGGCTGCAAAATGTCCGTTATCTAATTGCAAAATATTAAATGATTTATGTTCTTCTGGTATCTCTGAATAGTTTACATTAGGTAAGTTATGATCGGGATGGCAACTATCTATAGTAAATAAATATTCTCCTTGATACCATTTCTTTGATGGAGATAAATACTTTGCTCTTGGTGGTACT